GCAGTCAGTTGCAATGAATCTACATATGCGCGAACGTCTTCTTCTTTGAGACCAGTGCGGTTGTCTAGACTCTTATCAATCTCAAATTCATACTCGCGATCTTTGGCAAACTTAATCGCGATTGCCAGCAACCCTTTATACAGAGTTTTCTTGCGCGCATCTAGGAGTCTGATCTTACCATCCCAGATCTTTGCCTTTACTTTCGGGTGGAATTTATAACCAGGCGCAAAGAATGTAAAGAACTCAGACATCTCCTGTTCAATACCGAAATCATCGGTAAGAACCTTGATGTGAGTTTCATTAAATTCAATAAATCGTATCACGCGCCAGCCCTAAATTTATTCCACTCAATAATGTTCTTCACATGGAATGATCTTGATTTGATCTCACCAAGAACTGATTCCAAATAATAGATAACGGATTTCAAATACTCAACGCGAGCAAGAATGGTCTGCGTCTGAGTGTCTGCATCGAGTAATGATTCAACTTCGGATTTGAGAGTTTTGTATTGCCACTGCTCCCAGCCATTCTCTTCTAGTTCTTCGCGAGTCATTTCTCCACGAAAATACTTAGACTTCTTGGCACGTAGTTGGCTAAACTCAAACTGTGTCTTGGTGAGTTTGAGTCTATAGTTCATCAACTCTCCAAGGTACTTAGCGTGAAGACTTGGACTAGTAGCTGATGCCCGATCGGGGTGGAGGTCGTCTATTGAGCAGTCAGTTTCCCACTGCTCTCGAATTTCATCGAGTGTCATAATATATTACAGGAAGTTAAGATAATTTATAGTACGTATATTCGAAAGTTGCTGTTGCTTTTAAGTATTGTACATCACTGCTCTGCGAAGTAAACGGTAAACTACTTAGAGAGGTTGGGTATGCGTCTATGAAAATAATTCTCTGGACAGGATTATTGCTGCTGTCCAGAATAGTCAAAGAAGCATCAGAGTAGCCTTTTGACAGTTCACTATACGAGTTTGAATTCTTAGCAGAAGCAAGGAACTCAGTGTATATAGCATGCGTTTCTGGGTAGGTTAGTCCAATCATCCAGGCATAGATTGCTTTGTAGTTGGCAAATTCTTCATCAACTAGAAAACTAACAGTCAGGCTTCCATAGTCTGCTGTCTCACCAGGAATCTTAATGTCATGCACGCTTGATGCCTGAACAATAGTTCCAATAGTCAAAGAAGGTAATTCTACGTCCTGAACAAAGAATGTCAATTCAGGAAGTTTGCTTACTGAGAACAAAAATCCATTTGGGTTTAATGGATTGATGTTACTCGGAGATGGGCAGGTCAGAATAGTCATACGTAATCTTTATTTATTGTCTCACTTCTAAACCTCGCCATCGTCACAGAACCAGTGCATCCACTTAGTAACTCTTTGTATTTAGCAGCCTCGATAGTATCCATTGCGTATCGCAGAGTGACATGCGGCGCATATTCTTTATAACTATGTTGCAGCCCCATGCCCTTTAGATAGTCATGCGCTTGCATTAACTCATGGCATTCTAATTTAGCCACAAGAGAACACTTGGAATTATCTTCTGGGCAATCAAAAAGATCAAACCCAATTATCTTGCCGATATATGGTTTATTGAAACCAGAAGTACGTAATAGGCTGGCTACTCTTTCTGGTTCAATGACTGATGTCTCAGAGTACATTACTGTACAATGAAAATCTGGAGGCACTACACCGGATGTTGGTTCAGGCACACCACAGTCTGCGAAGAAAGATGACATATCTTCTGTTTCCAGACAGACATAATTCCCTGCGTATGCTTCAGTAAGATATGTCTTGAATGATTTCATTATGTTTCTGTCTCAGCAATTCCATTTACGAAGAGCTAGTGCTTTACGAGTGGGTTCACCATTTGGTTTTTTCATTGCACCTTCCATGCCACCCATACGCGCACAGAAAGACTTACGACGATTAGCCGCTTTGCTTCCTGGTTTCAGCTTAGATGGTGGAGTCGTTACTGGTGCTTGTAAGTTTGCGCCTTTGGCATTGTAAGCATCGCGACCTTTTTGCGTTAGTCCACCAGTTGATGACTTGTGCCCTTTAGCATCAACTGCTGCTTCAAACAATTCTTCATCATCAACCGATTCAAAATCTTCCCAGATAATTTCTGGATCGATGTTTTGCTCTTCAGCCAGTGACATTACCATTTCTTCGATAACATCAAACTTTTCGTCAACAGACTCAGGAACGCAGTTAGGGACTTTCTTCCCATTCTTATCTTTCATTCCGAGTTGCTTGTACCCTTTCCAGCAAGGATCCTTTGCTTCTTCGATGAATGATTTGAATGACATCATACTTTCGTACATGGCATCTTTTCCTTTATAGTCATGAATGTTACTTAGAGTTTGAATCGCAACATTAGGATTCTTGGTTTTAGCAGTAAGGTCTTTATGCAATGCACGATATGCTTTTGTCTTAGTCGCTTTCTCAGAAGTAGATGACGCATATGGATCGTCACCTACCTTAGCATCCGCTTCTTTATACTTCAAGAATTTTTTTACAGACTCATGGTCAACACCAAGAGCCTGTAGGTCTTTATGTACTACTTTCATATTAAGCGAACATCTTCACGAAACGACGCCATTCTTCTTCTGAACCACCCTGTGATTCAATACCAGCGCGGACGTTAAGACCACGAACCAGCGAGCGAAGGTTAGCACTCTTTTCAGTGATCTTACGAGCCTTTAGAACATCAACAACTTCCATTCTAGATTCTTTGCTGAGCGGGTAGTTGACATCAAGTGGAATCTTATCTACGATCTTCATCATGAATTCATAGATTTCTTCATTGGTTGGATCTACGTTCATCACGAAACCACGAGTGCGCAGAGCACCATCGGGATCTAGTTTAGCCAGTGGCATATTCGAGATGAAGATGATCTTACCTGTGAAGTCAAAGTAACGTGGTAGAACGTCTTCGTTATCATCCTCTTCATCAAAGTCAGCTGGATCAACGAAGTTCTTACCACCCTTCATCCAAGAGATCTTACGATTCTTTTTCGTGTCAGCTGCTGCCTTAAACAGATTACGACCTTCTTGGTCATTCAGTGCTGAATCCGAGTCGTCGAATAGAATAATTTCTTTACGGTGTGTGTAAAGAATTCTATAGATACCAGTCGGAGTTGCCGAACCAGTAATCTTAAAGTAACCTTCGCCATCGCTCTTACCAGCTGCGTGAAGCATATCCTCAACAGTCTGTGTCTTACCAGTACCACCACGACCACCAACCCACATAGAATTCGTGGCATTGCTCATTAGCAACTTCATACCAGACTTCAGTGAGTCCAGTTGCTCTTCATAAGTCATACGGTCAACGTCAGCTTCGCTCGCACCGTCAACTACGTGTTCTTCTTTACCACCATTCGAGATGGTAAAGGCAACTGCATCTGGTCCTTCAGAAATAGCTGCAAGAATTTTAGAAGGATCAATCTTGGATACATCTGCAGTATCAATGATAATCTTGACACCCTGTTTCTTGAACAATTCAGGGTAAATTCTTCTCATCTCACCGGATGCTTTGTCCCAACGAGGACCATATCTTTTATTGCCACCTGCTTTGTACTGATCACCCAATTGAACATTATTCTTTAGTGCATTGATAATGTTCGAGACAGTCTTCGATAATTCACCAGAGGTATACGCAGCCTCAGTTAAGTCTGTACGAAAATCGAGTACCAGGTTAAACTCAGGAGCTACGCTTTCAGTGACGTAGATACCAGACTTCTCAACCTTGCCTTCAAGGAAATCAACAACAAATGGTAATACTGTTACTAACGACTGCGCTTCATCAAACTTAATATGCTCGCTTGGATTTGGCTGTGGTAATTTTGAACCATCCCAGTAATCCATCGACAACAAACCTTTGCCTGTGTCAATAGTAGTTTTCCAATTAAAGCGAACAGATTTGTTCGATCCAAGAAAGAAACGAATACCAGTCATCTCACTACCACCTGAAGGAATGAACCTCTCAGGAACTGGGTAAAGATAAACTTTGTTTCCTAATTTCTTGCGAAGATATTTTAGAACGAGACCAGTTGCTCTACCGAAATCTTTTTGTCTAATTGCTTCGTTTAATTGCGACATATTACCCTCTGAAAATTTTATACCAATACATTATTTAGGTAATTAAAAAGGGAGCCGAAGCTCCCTTTTGTCTTACTTTTTACAACTTCCGAATTACATCAGATTCGTAACACGAATCTTACGGAAGTATGTATTTGCGCCTGAATCCAGACCGTTACCTACGGTGCTACCAGCGAATGGGTTAGCAACCATGCCATAGCGAGTGCGGAAAGCAATCTTAGGCTGGAAGGTATTAGGATCAACAGCGCGGTACAGCTGAAGTGGAACGTATGGGCAGTAGAACACACCAGCATCAAATGCCGACGAACCCTTGTAACCAACCATCAGGAACTGCTCAGCAGTTTGGTTAGCAGCATATGGATCAACATACACTTTGTACTTACCATTCAGAACACCAGCGAAGGTATTGCTAGCTTCGTCAACATTCAGACCAGTCGACAGCGCAGGAGCGTAGTCAAGAACACCAGCCATTGCCAGAGCCGAAGCAACGTCAGCCGAGCAAACAATGAAGTTACCGCGACCACGACGTGTCGATTGGTAAATTGCATTTGCTTCGCGTTCGATTTGGAACATCAGACCCTTGAACTTCTCAACTGACCAACGACCATTCGAGTCAACGTCGAGGTCGAATACGCCAGCAGTAGCCGTACCAACTTGAGCGCCAACCTTAGCCGACTTGTAAACCGTACGGATAACTTCACGGTTAATTTCAGCAAGAATTTCTTGCGACAGAATGTTCGACAGTTCTGCTTCAGCGTCAAGACCATGAACCGACTTCAAGTCTTGTGCAAGTTCAACAGAGTACTCAGCCTTCAGAGCACGCGATTGTGCAGTAACTGAAGTCTTTTCGATGCTGAAAGCCATCTGACCGAAACCCAGACCTGGAGTACCAGTCGACGAACCTTGCGACTCAGCCTCAGCTGTAGTCAGTGGTGTACCAGTTGTTGAGCCAGAGATTTCTGGACCACCAGCATGCGTACCCTTACCCGAGAAGTCAGTATCTGCTTCGTTGTACAGGGCTTCATCACCAGCTTGGTTGGTGTACTTGCTCTTCATTGCGAAGATCAGACCCGTTGGCTGGGTCATTGGCTGAACACCGCACATGTCGTAAGCGATCATTGCTGGCATAGCGCGACGAACCAGGCTAATCAGAACTGGATCGAAACCAGCCATGTTAGCATTGGTACCAGCACCACCAAGAGCAACACCAGCGCCACCAGCGTTGTTAGGAGCATCTTCGAACAGGGCACGACGCTCTTCGCGTTGCGAATTTTCCTGGTTCTCTAGAAGAACAGCGGTAACTTCCTTGCGGTAGTTATCCTTGATTTGTGGCAGGTCAGCGTGCTCAAGAATTGGAGCCCACTTTTTAACTAGATCTGGACGAGTTGACATTTTATTTCCTTTTGACAAAAGTTGATTATCGTGCCTTGAGAGCGGTCATGTAACGCGCCATCGAAGGTTCGACTTGTTTTTCTTCAGTCAGTTCAACTGGAGAGTCGGTAACAACTGACTCAACAATAACTGACTTTGCTTGCTTTGCTTTCGAAATATAGTTCTCTTTTACGAGTTCCAATTTCTTTCCGAATGATTCTTCATCATCATACGCCAATTCTTCAGACAGTTGTTTGAATCGCTCAGCTTCTAGGTCGGTAAGCTCTTTGCAGGCTTCCTCAATTTGTTTCTCTTTTGCGATTGTC